TTCTTGAATCAAATGAGCGAAAAAGATAAAGCTAGTATTGCTATTGATAGAGCTAGATTAGGTATTGCACAGCAAGAGTTGGCATTTAATACAGGCATGGGAATGGGTGGCGGTCAAGGCGGTGGCGGCGGCCAAGTAAATATGGGCGCTCAAGGTAACAACCAATTTGCCCCTAAAACTGTTGAGCAATATCAATATAACCCTGCATTAACTGGTAAACAAAACCAAGAACAAGCCGGTAAGTTTTATGAAAATTTACAAAAAAACACAACTAATGCTAAAGACAGTTTTGATTTGATGAAATCAGCAGGAACTCTTCTGTCATCTAACGCACCTAGTTCGGGTCTTATTTCTAATACATTAACAACCGTAGGCGAAGCACTTAATTTGCCTTTTGGCGCTAGAAAACAAGAGTCAGAAGCAGACGCACAATTAAAAATGCTTTCAGGTGCTTTAACTATGAAACAGCCACGCTTTGAAGGCCCACAAGGTGTTCTTGATGTGACTTTGTATCAAAAATTAGCTGGCGATTTAGGCAACGCAAATATACCTGTTGAATCTCGTTTAGCAACTATGAAGCAAATGGTTGATTTGCAAAAGAAATATTATCCAGGCGGTGATTGGGATTCCATTCAAACTAAATTAGATTCAGCTAGTAAAGTTTCATTAGGCGCTGCTCAACCTGTGTATGCAACCAATCCGCAAACTGGGGCAAGAATTATGTCTAACGATGGTGGTAAAACTTGGAATCCAGCGAGATAAATTATGGCGCTTCCTGAAGGTTTTATATTAGAACAACAAACAAGCCTACCTAAAGGTTTTGTTTTAGACACGGATAATACCCCAAACAGGGGTACACCTATCTATAGCGATGTGCCTACGGTAGCTGGCGAAAAACCTAATATTGTAGGTTACGAACAAGCTCCTGTTGTTAAGCCTGTAACAATGATGGACAGAGTTAAAGCTTTATATGAAGTGCCTACTGCAATTGCTTATGGCGCAGTTAAAGAACCTTTATCAATGGCTTATGGTCTTGGAGCAAGTGCCGTAGAGGGTGCAATACAAGGAAAAATGCCTACCGCTGAAGCTAGGGATGCATACTATAGACAAGCAAAACAATTTGCGCCATATCAACCAACATCACCTGCTTCAATAAATGCTTTGGAATCTATTGGTGGTGCATTACAAGAAGCAAGAATACCGCCATATGTAGGTAATATTGGAATGATTCCAAGCTTTGCCCAAAAAGCGCAAAATGTAAGACCTGTTGTACAAGAGTTAGTAATACCAGCAGCAAATAAAATGGCTGGTGCATTGCGTAATGAAGGGCAAATGATTCAAGAGGCAGTACAACCTATTACTAATCGTGTTTCACAAACAATTGAACCTGCTGTTGCTAAAGTGGCTAATGCCCTGCGTAGAGAGCCAACTATGTTAGGCGTAGGCGCTGCTGAAGTCCCTGAAGCTGTTACTAGGGTGCAAATGGCAAACCAGTTAAGAGTGCCTGTAAAACTAAGTAAAGGTATGGCAGAGCGTGATTTAGCTACGCAACAATTTGAAGCTGAAACTGCCAAGTTATACCCTGAAACCATTGGAAAGCCATTAATTATCAATAAAGCGCAAGCTAATGATGATATTTTGAAAAACTTTGATGCTTATGTAGATGCTACAGGCAAAGAAACTTTTGGATTGCGTGAAACAGGTAAAGTTGTAGATGCTGCGTTGGTTCAACAAGCCAATAAAGCTAAAGCTGACATTAACGCAGCTTACAAAACAGCTAGAGAATCTGGCGAAATGCAACAGCCTGTAGATTACAAAGGAATTACTCAGTACATTGAAAAGCAAACTCCTACCGTAAGAGCTAAATTAGCTCCAATTCTTGATGCTGTAGATGAACAAATCAAGTTAAATGATATTGACAAAACGGGCAAAATTTCAATTAATCAGCTTGAAGATGTTTACCAGTTTATTAATAAAAATTACGATCCTAGCGATGCTGTAGGCATGATGCACGCCGGCGAAATGAAAAAGTTAATTAATGCGGCTACTCAAGATAAAGGTGGCGAACTCTATCAAAAAGCTAGAAGTTTACGCACCCAATACAGCAGACAGTTTGAGGATATTGGTGCTATTGATAAATTATTGCGTACCAAAAAAGGAACTACAGATAGAGCCGTAGCTTTTGAAGATGTGTTCAAACATTCAATTTTAGATGGTTCAAAAGATGATGTAGCTTCTATTGGTTTAGCCCTTAAAAAGGGTGGTACTGATGGTCAGCAAGCATGGAAAGAACTACAAGGCCAAACCATTCAACATATTAAAGACAAAGTTACATCGTCTATTGATGTGGATTCTTTTGGCAATCCCGTAGTTTCTCCTGCTAAATTTAAATCTGCTATTAAAGAGTTAGACCAAGATGGCAAATTAGATTACATCTTTGGCAAAAAAGGCGCTGAAGAAGTTAGAAATTTATACGAAACTACTTTGAATGTAAATGCACCACTAAAAGGCGCAGTTAATTATTCAAATACATCTAGCGCATTAATGAAAGCATTAGATGGTATTTCCATGTTCCCAGTAGCAAAAGTAATTGGTGTAAAACAAGGAATTCAAAAAATTAAAGAATCAGGAATGAAAAAACAAGTTGAAGAATCTGTTAATTATCAGCCTGAAAACATGGCTGATGCTTTACGAAAAGGAAATAAATAATGCCACGCTCAAGCGGAACTTACACCCTACCAGCAGGTAATCCCGTTGTTACAGGTACTACTATTACCTCTACCTGGGCTAATACTACATTTAGCGATGTAGCCACAGCCTTAACTGGCTCTGTTGCTACTGACGGTACATCGCCTATGACTGGCATTTTGCAGATGGGTAACAACAAGATTACAGGCGTTGCCGATGGTACTGCTTCTAGCGATGTAGCTACAGTTAATCAAATTTCTAATCCTACAATTACTGGCGGTACTATTGATGGTGCGCCTATTGGTGCGGCTAACCCTAAGAATGGTGCTTTTTTAGCACTTACAGCTAATTCTGCTGCTTTTTCAGGTGTTTCTACAAGTGCTACAGTAACTCCATCTTCTGACAATTCTACAAAGATTGCTACTACAGCATTTGTGCAGTCCGCAATTAGCGCAATATCATCAGGTGTTACAACCTTTAATACACGATCTGGAAATGTTACTTTAATTTCTGCTGATGTTACTACGGCATTAGGTTATACCCCTTATAACTCTGGTGGTGCTACTGTTATTACTACAAGCAACATTGGCACTTATGCTCCTACATTAACTGGTACTGGTGCTATTGGCACTTGGGGTATATCCATAAGCGGCAATGCTGCTACAGCTTCTACTGCAACTAGTGCAACAACCGCAACTAATCTTTCTGGTGGCTCTGTAAGTGCAACTACAGGAACATTTAGTGGCTTAATTACTGCTAATGCTGGTTATAAATATGGAGGTAGCGCTTGGACTGTTGGTTGGGATGGAGCAACAAGCATTAACTGGGATTATTCAAGTTCAACAAAAGTTCAATTTCAATCAAGTGGCTCTGCTTATAACTCTACAGGAACTTGGGGCACTATTTCAGATTCTCGTATTAAAGAAAATGTGATTCCAGCAAGAAATTATTTAGATAGCATTTGTCAATTAAATGTGGTTAATTACAACATTATTAATAATCCACAAAAAATGCTTGGTTTTATTGCTCAACAAGTAGAGCAAATAATGCCAGGATTGGTTGAAACTACTTCAAATTCTGAATACAACATTGCAGACTTTAAATCTATTAAAACATCTGTAATGATTCCTATGTTAGTTCAAGCAATTCAAGAGCTTAAGGCTGGTTTAGATGCGGCTAATGCTGAAATTGCAGCGTTGAAAGCTTAACTATGTCTTTCGAAATTGACCCAGTTAAATACGGACAGCTTTGGGAAAAAGTTGATACCTTAACTCAAAAAGTGGATAAGCTAGAAGAAGGCATGGAAGAACTGCTTGCTTTAGCCAATAAAGGCAGGGGCGGTTTTTGGGTTGGCATGATGGTCGTATCAGGCATTAGTTCAATAGTAGGTTTTATTGCACATTGGCTGACGAATAAATGATTCTAGAAACCATTATTGGTGCTTTAGTCCCTGTAGGCATAGACGGGATTAAAAGCCTTATTGGTATGGTTACAGGCGGTGTAAAGCCTATTTCCGTTGATGAGCAAATAAAGCTAGACACAAACGAAATAAACAAGCTACAAGCCATTGCACAATTAGATAACCCCTACGGCACACCTAGCCAATGGGTTATTGATTTAAGGGCATCTAGCCGTTATTTAGGGGCATTGTTTGTCATTGTCGTAGGTATTGGTACATTGTTTTTATCTGTTACCCCTGAAATACAAAGAATTGGCATAGAAGCAGCCAATATTGCATTTGGTTTTTTATTTGGCACTCGGATTATGGCTAATCTTAAAAAATGACGCTTCAACAGCTTGACAAGTTAAGCTTAGACTATAAATGGCTTGATCCCTTAAACGAAACTTTTAAAAAATACGATATTTCAACGCCAAAGCGTCAAGCAGCGTTTATTGGCCAATGCGCCCATGAATCTGGAAATTTTAAGATTCTTCAAGAAAACCTAAATTACAGCGCAGAAGGGCTAATGAAAACATGGCCTAGCCGTTTTCCTACAAAAGAAATAGCCGACCAATACGCTAGGCAACCAGCCAAAATAGCAGGTAAGGTCTATAACGGCAGATTAGGCAATACCAGTGAAGAAGAGGCTGCTAAGTACTTAGGCAGAGGTCTAATCCAGTTAACTGGCAAGGAAAACTATGCAAACTGCGGATTGGGTATTGGTGTTGATCTTCTTGCTGACCCTGTTCTATTGTTGGATGCACGATACGCTTGCCTTTCCGCAGGCTGGTTTTGGAACAAAAAAGCATTAAACGCTTATGCCGATTCAAGCGATTATGAAACAATGACCAAGCGTATCAATGGTGGCCTTATTGGTTTAGATGACAGAATAGCTAAGATTAAAAAAGCCCTTAATATTTTAGAATAATCACCAAAAGCACAAAACAAAAACCAATAATATAAGCAACATTGCACCAATATTCAAAGCGTAGCTTGTAAGGGTTGCCAATAAGCCACTTTTGAATTTCTAGCATATCAGGGTCTTTTTCTACATATCTAGGTCTTAATGGGTTTTCTTCATGCCTAGAACCAATTAATACTTTTCCGTTGTTTAAAAAATTATTCATTTTATTAAGTACCATTCCCTTTCTTGGCGATTGGTGTCGCTTTTAACAGTTTTGCCAGTTAAACCAATAAGCCCAGCTTTTTCCAATTCATTCAATCTTCTCGATACTTGGCTAGGATCAAGGCCCGATCTTTGGGCTATGATTGTCTTGCCTGCTGGAGTATCCAATGCCCCTATGATTAAAGAATGATGAACCGATGGATTCATAGATTCTGCTGCCAAATGCGAAGTATACGGGTCTGTATTCCTAGCTAATGCAGTAAAATTAAACTCATAATTTTCGTTCATTGCAACACCCTCACAGTAGGCGGTACTGGTGGACTAAGTGGCACGGTATATAAAGTAGTGCCTACTACATTTGTAGTCACGCCATTAGGGGTTTGAATAATGACCTGATTAGGGTACAAAGTAGCAGTTTGGGTAGTTACCCCCATTGGGTTCACAAACTGCGCTGTATTGCCCTGTATTTGAACCGTGCCCACATTGTTACCACGGGCATCAGTCATTTGTAATGTTTGTGCTTTAGCTGGTATGCCGTAAGCAAAGATTGCGCCCAATACCGCACCTAATAAACAAGCTCCAAGAAAATCCTTCATATTATCTCTGCCTTTCTGAGTAGGCTTCTTCAGCCTGTTTTACAAACGCATCAGGATTAAGTGCTTGGATCATTTCCCATACGCTAGTCTTAGTGTCGCAGGTGCATACATCTTCTATATCAATGCCGCCTACATGACCCAAGCTGGGTTCATCGGGGTCTGCTGACCCGTATATATCAAGGTATGTATCACCGCAATACATTGAAAATAAATAATTGCTCATTTGTTGCTCCTTTTTCTATCTCACTCGTTATTGAGTAACACCAGTTTATTAAGCCACCTTAACTATGTCAACACATTTATTCTAAGGAAAACCCTAAGTTGCAAAAAAGATACAGGGCAGTATTTGGCAGTTACTAGCTGTTAGGTGGAAAGCCGCAAAAACCCTAACTTACTGCATCCTACTATGGCGGCTTAACGCCCTAAAGAAGTTGGGGTACTCACAATCCTGTATGTGAAGCATTCCTGCTTTCCCCCGTTCCCGTGAAGGAATTAGATATTGTTCTTGATCTGATAGACCCTTAACAAATGTTGAAAACACTCCCAGCCATTTTGTAACTTGGATTCTTCAACTTCTATTAATTTTACTTGATTAGTCCTACCATTAACAAATACGATAGCGCACCTTGCAGAAGGCAAGCCTAGTCCTTCACGATAAGCCGCTAACTGCATTTCATGCTCAAAATATACATCAACTTTGTCCAAATCGGTGTCTTTTGTCTTGAAATCTACAATGTAGCCTGTACCCTGCCCGTTAGTCGGTTTAGCCATGAGGTCGCATTTGCCACCAAACCCTAACGGATGCCCAAAAGACTTTTCTGCAAGCCAAAGTTGATCTCCAAAAGCACCTTTAAGAGTGCTATCAATCGCATCAAGATACGCTGGCTTTTCAGGCATATACACCTGGTCAAAATAGCTTTCAATTACCGCATGAATAGCCGTACCCCGTTCCGCAGCTTCACGGCCAGTAGCACGACTATCTTGCATTACCCGTTTCAACCATTCTTGTTCGGGTTCGTTGGTTTCCCTAGGCAGGGTTAGCGCAGCTAAAAGGACTTGTTGCTGCTTCCATGTATCAAGGCCTGCTTTTGATAGCATTCCGTTAATTGTAGTAACACTTGGCAAAAGTCCTTCTTTTCGTGCATCCCGTAGCGTTGTTGGTCGCTCGCCAGTTTTGCCGATGGTTGTATAGGCTGGAGTGCCTTCCCGTGTATACCAGTGACCATTTTCTTGTACCTTTTCAGTAATTAGCATTTTGAGTTTATTTCCTTGTGTCGTTGTTTATGGCAAGGCTGACACAACCAATTGACCATAAGGGGTTTGTCGTAATCTTCATGGTGTGCAAGAGTATTTTCGTTTCCGCATCTTTCACAATCTTTACGGATAAGTTCGCCTGATCTAATGGCTCTAGAAACGGTACTATGGCATTGACTTCTCCTTTTATCTTCTTGCCGCCAAGCCTTAGTAACTGCAATGTTTGCCTTTTGCCTGTTAGGATTTTTTGCACGATCTCTGTCATATTGACGCACCTTTTCAATGTTATTTATTCTATGTTCTGATGCATCATTTTTTGTACATTGTTTGCATTTATTAAGATGCCCGTCAGCCATTGCTGGGTGTTTATAAAAATCCGTTAATGGTCTGACGGTATTACATTTAAAACAAGTTTTCATGGCAATCTCCTTTATGCCATTATACCCATTTTAAATTAAAAAGGAATATCTCCAATTTCATCATCAACAATTGCAGGCGTTTCAGCATCTCTAGCTTTTTGACCACGCCATTCACTACTTTCTGTAATCTTTTCTTTATAGTATTTTGGCAACGCATCATATTTAGCTTGGTCAAATTCAGCTAACCAAAAATGATTTATAGGGTTTATGCCTTCAGGCTGGACATTACGCAATGCTGACGGTACTGGACTAATGCCACTAATGTTGGCGTATTTGCCATCTTCTGAATGGGTAATATTAACCATGCAAAACTTGCCCAGCAAACCTTTTAAGTCAAAGTTTTTACGATCTTCTGCGGTCATCTTTTTGTTAGACCAAGATTCTAAGTCTTGACGCAATCGTGCTTGATCTCCAAGGCTAACTGTATAACGCTTAGATACGATTAAAGGTTTACCGTCATCCGTTTTTAATGGTTGACCTGCATCGTCATCACCATGCAATTCCCAAGTCAATACAACTTTGTGCATAATCTTGGTTTCACCAGCCCATTCGGTAGCCTGGTGTCCTAAGTCAATACAACTATAAAGTCTAGCCATGTGCAAGCCTGCTGGGGCTATCTTAAATTCTTTTGATGTGTCTGAAATAATCATTTTGTTGCTCCAAAAATAGTTGAAAAATCATTAATAACATCACGCACAACGGGGTTTACATGGTTGTTGCGGATTGGCGATGGCAAACCACACGCATAGCGTAAGTCACCAATCTCATCTGCTGTAATAAATACCCCATCTTCGAGGTCTTTAAAGATGCGTTCCAAATGTTGTTGGAAGTTGTTGAAGTCTTGATCTTGCTCACTCATACGAGTTCTCCTGGTTATCACGGCTCATGCCGTATTTAGATATTAAGCTAACTTAAAATATATTGCAACAGTTTATTGTAAAAATGTTGTTTATTTGTTAAGATAGCTGAATGGATAAAATTACAGCAACAGCAATGATTAGGTTATTAGGTGGTTGCACACGGGTATCAAAGATGGTTAATGTATCCGTTCCAGCCGTATCTATGTGGCAAAACGGGGAAATTCCTTACGATAAACTGGTGATCCTAGCTGCCACTCTAGAAAAAGAATCGCATGGGTTAGTTACCCGTAAAAACCTGTTTCCAAATAATTACAAGCTAATATGGCCTGAGTTGGAATAATGTAGTAGAATTTAATTATTGAGGACTAGAACACTCGATAACCTAGGGTTTTAGAAGTGACTTTGTGGGTTTAGGAAATGAGATAAGAGGCATTTCCCAAGCCGTTCTAGCATAAAGCCACTCCTAAAGCCCTTTTTTATTGTTCATTCCCTTTCGTACTCCAAACGATATTAAGCACCTACCTGGGTGGCGTGGAATAGAACATAGGCTGGTATACACCTTACTGCAAGCCTCGCTGACTTAAATGGGTACAGCACAAGTTATAGGAACAATGGTGAGACAAGCCCTATAACGATTGAACATTATCTTAGGAAGCATTAGTTCAGGACACATCTTGAATGGATGAAGGCTTATCACCTTTGGGCAACCTATGGCAAAAAAACAACACATTAGGGAAAACACCTATAAAATAATTATTAACATTAAGACAACTTAACATATACTTTCAACATGATTGAAAATTTAATGTTAATTTTTTCCGTTGGAATATTTGCCGTACTTGGTGCGGTGATGTTCTTTTTGTTAGTGATTCTTTATTGGGTGAACACATGACTTGGAATCTAAGGCTGGTAAACATGAGTAACTCTTACGAAGATTATTTTGAAATTCGTGAGGTTTATTATGACACTATGGGAAAACCTATTGGGCATAGCAACGCTGCCATAGGCGGTGAAGATAGGCTTGAAGTTGATCGGTATATTGAAATGGCTAAAGAAGCCCTGGATAAGCCTATTTTAAAATTTGCTGATAATGAAAAATCTGACATTCATGGAATTCTTAAAGAAAGATGTGCGGCTTTAAGGAAACAGTTAAGTGATTCCTGAATCTGACATTATTGCTTTTTACAAGCTGACAAACCCTTATGTTGTTGAACACAGGGTTAGGGCATTTATTAGAAAATTCCGCAAAATAGAAGCATTTATTAGAAAATATGACCAAACCCATGTTTAATGATTTTTATACCCTATATCCTCGCAAACAAGGCCGTAGGGCGGCTGAGAAATCATGGGATAGGCTAACCCGTCAAGAACAAGAAGATGCCTACAATGCGCTTTCTAACCATCTTGAGTATTGGAAATTAAAGCAAACAGAAAAAGATTACATACCACACCCAGCCACATGGTTAAATCAAGGTCGTTGGGAAGATGAACTGGACATGGAAGTTAAAAAGATCAAGAAACCTGAGTTGCCTTGGTATTCAAGCGAAGAACTTACTAAGGCTAAAGCCCAAGAAGTTCAATGCCCTGCTTACGCTGGTGAGGGTTGGCAACAATGGAGGGCTAGAATTAGTCAAAAGATAAAGCAATTAGAGGAGCAAGCTTGAACTATTTATCTGTATGTTCTGGCATAGAAGCCGCCACAGTAGCGTGGCATCACATGGGATGGAAACCAGTAGGGTTTAGCGAAATTGAGAAATTTCCTAGCCAAGTGCTTGCACACCACTATCCACAAGTTACCAACTTTGGTGACATGACTAAATACAAAGAATGGAAATTAGATGACTCAATCGGACTTTTGGTCGGAGGAACTCCCTGCCAATCATTTAGCGTTGCAGGTTTACGCCAAGGACTTGAAGACCCAAGAGGTAACCTTGCTCTTACCTATGTTGGAATTCTTGATAAGTTTAGACCCAAGTGGTGCATATGGGAAAATGTGCCAGGTGTCCTCAGTAGCGGTGGAGGACGGGACTTTGGTAGCTTCCTTGGGGCGCTGGCAGAATGCGGGTATGGGTTCGCATTTAGGGTGCTTGACGCTCAAAACTTCGGAGTCGCACAAAGACGCAGACGAGTGTTTGTTGTCGGATGTCTTGGAGGTTGGGAATCTTCCGCAAAAGTATTATTTGAGTCCGAAAGCTTGTCAGGGAATATTGAGGCGATTAAAAAGCATGAACAAAAAAATTCCATTAATAATGGAACAAGCTTTGAACAATATTGCACAAAAGTTGCCCCAACAATAACTTCATCTGCTTCAGGTTGGAGTAGGCCAGGAAATGTTGCCACAGAACCTGATACTTACATAGCAGTAGATACATACAATGGAACTGTTCAAGGAAATGTGACTGCAACTATGACGGCTGATATGGCTGGTCCTACACACAGCGGCCCTAAAATTATGCAAAACATGATGGTTCGTAGATTTACAGAAATAGAATGTGAAAGATTGCAAGGTTTTCCTGATAATTACACCAACATTAAAGAAAATTGTCCTGGAGGTCCAAGATACAAAGCGCTTGGCAATTCTATGGCAGTACCAGTAATGCGTTGGATCGGGAAAAGAATTGAACAATATGAACAACAATGTTGATAATTATCTTGCTTGGTGGTATATCGGTGTTGCTAAAAAACGAGGATGGCCAGAGGTTGTTAAGCTTTTAGCCCAATACCCTGAAAAAGAAGAACGCATAAAACAATTGATAAAAAAGAAATTAGGAAAATGAGAGAGATAGACCCAAATCAATGTATCGACTTTATATTAGAAAACGCAGGTAAATATGCTCAAGCAAAAGGTGAATTGGCGCAACTCGAAGCGTTTAAAAGTTCGCTCAAAGCAATCAAAATGGCTCAAACTAGTGAACAATCTCTCGGGGCGCAGGAGCGTGAGGCTTATAGAAGCCAAGATTATCAAGATTTATGTAAGGCGATTGGAGCAGCTACGGAAAACGCAGAAAAGCTCAAATGGCAATTAGAGGCTGCTAGACTTAGACACGCTACATGGCAAACTTTAGAAGTATCAAACCGCAACCAGGATCGGATATTAAAATAATGTTAAAACTTACAGAAGAATTCTTAATCCTTAAACTATTTTGCAAGATGTATGACGATGCCCTAAACCGCAAGGATTACACCCAAATGCTTGAATTAAGCGTTGATATTTCTGATTCAGCAGAAAAGCTAGAGCAGATGACCGTAGACCACATCAATGGCAACTAAACTTGAGAAAGAAAAGTATCGCAAAATTAGTGAACTGGGATGCTCATTATGTAGGCATCTCCAGCTTGCTGAAACGCCAACACCCTGCGAACTGCATCACATTAGACGAGGTAATATCCCTCGCTCTACAGCACCCGTCATTGGCTTGTGTCCCTATCACCATCGAGGATCAAATACCAGTATTCACGGAATGGGCCGCAAACAATTCGAAATCGTGTACCAAATTACAGAAGAAGAGCTACTTGAACAAACGGAGAAACTAATTGAGTAGCTGGTTAATAGCTTTTGTTGGCTGTATTTACTTAGGAATTGGCATTATGCAATTTTTAAAGGGCCAAACTGGTATGGGAATAACTTTCACAGGTTACGCTTTCAGTAACATTGGCTTGTACTTGATGGCTAAATGAGTTTTACGGTATACAAACACAATGGCATGAGAGAAACCCATTGGTTCACCATTGACCAGCTTATTAAATCAATGTTGGCTAACCCAAAATACCGTTACCATCGAAATTTATAGTTCTAGGGGATCTAAACCAAGCTCTTGTCCTACTAGTTTGCAACGAGTTCTAAAAGGTTTGCCATGTTGCAACCATTTATCGCCTTGTTGTTTATGAAAACTGCAATGTATCATTTCGTGGCAAAGCGTTGAAAGAAGTGTTGAGAAAAACGCGCACCTAGCCGATGAAATAGTAATTGTGTGTTCGTAATCATCCTCTCCGCTGTCAAAAAGGTACGATCCCATAAGTTCTGTATCGTGCAAAATTTGAAAATCAATTTGCTCTGGCAATGGCATAGGCCATTTGGTAAAAGGATAAGTTATTACCAGGCTAGAATAAAGATTGCGTACAGCCTCTGGAGTAATTCTCATATCTTATGCAATTCGCCCCTAAAGAACACTAAACCTTCATCTTCATTAATAACTTGTACAAGTTCGGGTGGCATTAAATGACCATTGACATATGTAAGGACTGCAAACCCTGCTCTCCAGTTAACGCTTGAATCCTCATGATATAAAAATTGTTCATCTTTGACCGCTGCCATCATTCCAGTATCAACACCATACAGGTCACCGCTGTAATTAGTCCAAGGCGTTACTTTTAAGGAGTGCAAGTGGCCTGTGACCATTGATTTGCCGCCCTTTAAAATATTGTTATATACCGCATGAATACCATTATGCCAACGGTGCTTAACCATCGTATTATTGTTTATCATTACAGACCAGCTATATGACCAGCCTGGCAAATGATCTGCAAGGCACATACCTTTTACGCCTTCATACTGGGGAAGGACATTAGACAGCTTGCCATCAAAACGAAGATCGTGATTACCAATGGTGCGATGCAATATACACCCAGCAGGGCGTACTTTTTCAATATCGCCTAACCTATTTTGGACTTCTTCTAATTCTTGTTGAACTGTAGGGTGTTCTTGATAACCTATTCTGTTATGTTGGCTGATTTGTGCAAAATCAAACAAATCACCGTTAAGAATCACCATGTTAGGCTTTAATTGTTTCGTAAAATGTACAAAAGCACGATGGGCGGTAGATATATATTTAGGGTTGTAATGGCAATCAGACCCAACCATAACAATGCCGTTCTTTAATTCGTATTCACAGCGTATCTTGTTTTCGGGAATGGTAAACCTAGGAACGCCACGATTATTATTGGATTCAAGCACAATATCGTACTTTTTTTCCATTGTTTTTTTTCTTAACATTACACTTCTAGGATCAACACCTAACGCCCTTGCTACTGTTGTGGGAGATCGGTGTTCTTTAAATAGTGCAATAAACTCTTGGTCACTACACTTAGGTTTGCTCATGCCAATCCCTTATAATGGTAAAGTTAGCCAATACTAATCTATTTTAATTGAAAATCAATGACATACGCACGAATAGATACAAACCATAAAGAGATTGTGGCGGCATTAAGACAAGCTGGTGCTACTGTGGTATCACTTGCGTCAATGAAACACGGCTGCCCTGATCTACTTGTTGGATATGCTGGTGAAACAGTATTAATGGAAATCAAACGGGATGCTAAAGCCAAGTTCACACCTGATCAATTAGACTTCCTAGGCAAGTGGAAAGGTGGGGCAATCAGCCGTGTAGATAGCGTTGATGCCGCAATTAGAGCGCTAGGTATTACTAGAAAAGTGTTATAAAATAGATTAAAAGGAGCGTTTTATGGATAAATCAATGGCATTATTTTTAGCAACGTTGCTACATTCGGGTACAAATACTCACTTTTTCCATTGGGCTACTCCATCCTACGCCAAGCACAAAGCTTTAGGCAAGTTCTATGAGAACATTATTGAGCATACTGATGCCCTTGCTGAAGCCTATTTTGGCTGCTACGGCCAGATTACTGAATTTCCTGCTACCTATCACCAGCCAAAAGAACCGCTGGCATACCTACAATCCCTACAAAAATTTGTAAAAGAAGCACGGGCAGACCTGCCAACCGATACAGAAATCTGCCAGCTTATTGACAATATTGCCCAAGAGATTGACACAACCATCTATTTACTTAAATTTAAGAGTTAATCATGCCATTAGACAAATCAGGATCAGCCGAATCTGTCGGCAAGAACATCAAAGCTGAAGTTAAAGCTGGTAAGCCTAAAAAACAGGCACTTGCTATTGCCCTAAATACTGAGCGTGAATATGCCAAAGGCGCAAGAAAAGCCAAGTTAGAAGAAGCTTACGGTAAGTACATTGAAGAAAAATGAGCCGCAGAGATGACATCCGTGCGGCAGTAGAAAAGCACGATAAACAAATACCAAAGACTACGACAGGTAAGGGCAAGAACTATCTGCCTACCGATCAAGGCGCAGGGATGACGGCTAAAGGCAGAGCAGAATATAATGCCAAGAACGGTAGTAACTTAAAAGCACCCCAATCTAGTGGCCCAAGGCACGATAGTTTTTGTGCAAGATCGGCAGGATGGAATGGGGAACGAGGAAAAGCAGCTAGAGCAAGGTGGAAATGCTAATGAAACCAGGACTATACGCAAACATTCACGCCAAACAAGAGCGCATCAAGGCTGGATCAGGCGAGAAAATGAACAAGGTTGGCAGTAAAGATGCCCCAACCGCTAAAGACTTTAAAGAATCTGCTAAGACTGCCAAGCCACAAAGCAGAAAAGAAATGATTGCCTCAAAAATGAAGGATATGTAATGGTTAAGATGATCCCCCCTACCCCTATGAGCCGTAAGTATAAAAAAGAAGATGCAATGCTACGCCCTCATACTGAATCAACACTAGAAAAGAATCAGCGTGAAAGATTAGAGCGTAGAGCCGCTATTGCTGACAAACTTAAAGACTTAGATAAAGAAGTAAAATAAGCTATAATTAACCTATCTTAATCAACCACTTGGGTAAGGTATGGAAAATAAACAATCAAAAAATATTAAGGGTGCTGGTAGACCTGCTGGTAGCCCTAATAAGTCCACAGCACTCGCTAGAGAGGCGATCGCTAAGTTCGTAGACGGTAACGCAGACAAACTTCAGCAATGGCTTGACGAGATCGCTATGAATGAAAAGCTTGGCCCTAAAGTAGCATTTGATTGCTTCATGCAGGTAGCTGAGTACCATGTACCCAAATTAGCTAGAACTGAACACGCTGGCGATCAAAACCAACCAGTTAAAGTCATTCACGAACACAAGTTCTTAGATTGAAAGAATTAGTAAAGCGGTACGAATACCCGTATAAAGCTAGGGATGCTTTCTTAGACTTCCATAGACGGGATCAACGCTGGGCAGTTTTAGTCTGTCACCGTAGAGCAGGAAAGACTTGTGCTACTATCTGCGACACAATCCGTAGGGCAGTCACAGAGAACAAGCCTGATGCCCGTTACGCTTACATTGCGCCGTACTATGCACAGGCTAAAAACATTGCCTGGGACTATCTTTTAAAGTTTGCAGAACCAGCTATCGTTAAGGCCAATCAATCTGAGCTATGGGTAGAATTAGTCAATGGTGCAAAGATACGCTTATTTGGTGCTGATAATCCTGATGCCTTACGGGGTTTATACCTAGATGGCGTAGTGCTAGATGAGTATGCCGACATGAAACCTAGGTTATGGGGCGAGATTGTTAGACCATTACTTACAGACAGACAGGGCTGGGCTACCTTTATTGGTACGCCAAAGGGCCACAATGCTTTCTACGAGATATACAACGAAGCCCAAAAAAGCCCTAATTGGTATGTAAAGACCCTAAGAGCAGACCAATCAGGCTTGTTGCCTGAAGCTGAATTACTGGATGCACAGGCTACTATGTCAGATAACCAATATGAACAAGAGTTCTTATGTTCGTTTGAAGCTGCCATCATAGGAGCGTACTACGGTCAAGAAATGCGTAGAATCACGGACTTAGAGCGCATTACCACCATTGACTATGACCCAATGTTCCCCTGTCATACTGCCTGGGACTTAGGATTTAATGATTCCACTTCAATTATTTGGTTTCAAGTGGTATATGGCGAGATACGAATACTTGATCACCATTCTTCTAACGGTCAAGCCGTGCCGTTTTATACAGGTCTGATAATTCAAAAAGAAGAAGAATATGGGTATAAATATGGCTATCATTACCTACCTCATGACGCTAGAGCCAAAACACTAGCAAGTGGTGGAAAGAGTATAATTGAGCAAATTGCTGCAAAAATTGACTTAAAACACCTAAAAATTGTTCCAAATCTGTCATTACAGGATGGAATTCAAGCAACAAGGCTTGCATTAACCCGTGCTTGGTTTGATAATAAGTGTGAAGATTTGATTGAATGTTTACGACAATATCAACGGGAATGGGATGATGATAAAAAAGTATTTAGGGATCGCCCGAAACACGATTGGACAAGCCATTCAAGCGATGCAATGCGCTATCTCAGCATTGTATGGAAAGACGAAGATAGCCCTATCCTCAAAGATTCAAGACCTAAAGGCATTCATGTCGGGCAAACTGAAGTAACCCTGAATGAAATGTGGAAAGAAACTCCAAAAATAATTAATCGCAGGATATAAACATGGATCATACATACGAAAATTGGTATAACTGTATTGCCCAATATGAGCGTACATTTAAAGAGTGGGAAGGTCGTGCCGATAAAATCGTAAAGCGTTTCCGTGATGAATCCCGTAGCCGTAACAACCCACAAGCCAAGTTCAATATCTTGTGGAGCAATGTTCAAACCATTACCCCTGCTGTATTCGCCAGGCTGCCAAGACCGGACGTTACCCGTAGGTTTCGTGATAACGATCCAATAGGCCGAGTGGCATCTATGATGCTAGAACGCGCTTTAGAGTACGAAATTGAGCATTATGGTGACTATGCCAGCGCAATGAAATCAGCGGTTCAGGATCGCTTATTAGGTGGTCGTGGTACAGCTTGGGTACGTTATGAACCCCATATTGTTGGTGAAGCTGAATCCGAAGATATACCTGAAGATGGCTTGCAAGTAACTGAAGATACTGACGAAGCTGAAACCGAAGGCGGCATTTACCGTGAGAATCAAGAGCGTATTGAGTATGAGTGCGCCCCTGTTGACTATGTATATTGGCGCGACTTTGGTATGACTGTTGCCCGTACATGGGAAGAAGTAACCGCAGTATGGCGTAAAGTTTATATGGAACGCCCTGCCTTAGTTGAACGCTTTGGTGAAGAATTAGGTGGTCGTATTCCACTAGATACCAAACCTGACACATCTAAAGCATTTAACGAAAAGATGGGCGAAGGCTCAAGAGAAGCCCTTATTTATGAAATATGGGATAAAACTTCAGGTCAAGTCATTTGGCTATCTAAGTCAATGGGTAAAGTTCTTGATGTCCGTGATGATCCATTGCAGCTTGAAAACTTTTGGCCTTGCCCAAAACCATTGTTTTCAACACTTACGACAGACAGCTTGATTCCTGTTCCTGATTATGTTCTGTACCAAGACCAAGCCCGTCAGCTTGATACCCTTGCAGACCGTATAGACGGGTTTATACAAGCCCTTAAAGTACGGGGTGTATACGATGCGGCAGAGCCTAGCCTTGCCCGTCTGTTTACTGAAGGTGAAAACAACTCATTACTGCCAGTTAAGAACTGGGCTGCATTTGCTGAGAAACAAGGCATGGCAGGAGCTATTAACCTTGTAGACATTGCTCCGATTGCACAAGGCTTGCAGATGGCTTATCAAGCTATGGAGCAAGTTAAAGGTCAAATCTATGAAATCATGGGTATTGCTGATATTCAGCGTGGACAGACTGACCCTAATGAAACTCTAGGCGCACAGATTATTAAGTCAAATAACGCTTCAGGGCGTTTAAAGACTATGCAGCACGATGTAGTGAACTTTGCTACCGCCTTATTGCAGATCAAAGCACAGATTATTTGCCAGCATTTTACCGAAGATACTATTGTTAAGATCAGCGGTGCAATGCAATTATCTCCACAAGATCAAGCACTTATCCCACAAGCCCTTGCTCTCCTTAAAGACGAACCAGCTAAGAATTTCCGTATTGAAGTAACTAGCGATTCTATGATTTACCAGGATGAGCAGCAAGAAAAGCAAGACAGAGTAGAGTTCTTGACTGCTGTAAGCCAGTTTATGCAGACCGCATTGCCTGTAGCTGACCAATCCCCTGAGCTTACTCCGTTGCTTATGGAAATGCTCAAGTTTGGCGTAACAGGGTTTAAGGCTGGTAAAGGTATGGAAGGATTGATTGACGAAACAGCAGATAAGTTCCGTCAGCAAGCCAAGGCGCTAGAAGGCCAACCAAAGCCACCTACCCCTGAAATGCAGAAATTGCAGATGCAGATACAAGCAGACCAACAGAAGTTACAGGCTCAAACTCAAATGGAAGTACAGAAATTCCAAGCCCAAAATGAGCTAGAAAAAGCCAAGCAAGAGTATCAGGCACAAGAAAATCAACTTAAATTTAAGCTAGAAGAAGAACGCAATACTAAAGAAGCTGAAATGACCAATAACAGGGACATTCTCTTGGCTTACCTTGATAATGCGACTAAAATTGAAACTGCTCGAATTAATCAAGGTTTGGATGATGGTTCAGAAGCCTACATACGCAATGTAGAAACCGCAAGATTATTGCAAGACACAATGGGGTATGACATGACACAACATCCGCTAGAGCCGATAGTTCAGAATTTACAGCAACAAAATCAACAGTTAGCGCAAATGATTGCTGCTATCCACGATAAAATAAATCAACCTAAGACTGTTATTCGTGATGAAAACGGTAAAATTGTAGGAGTTAGATAATGGCCTCAAACTTAAAATACTCAAACGGCACTAGAGATGCCCAACAAACAGGACTAATTACTTATGCTGGCTCTGGTTCGATTATTCGTCTTTATGATGGCACTCAGCCTGCTAACGCTAATACTGCTATCTCTACTCAAACTTTGTTAGTTAGCTTGCCTATTGCTGGTGTATTTGGTACAGACTCTAACGGTACGATTACCTTGGGTTCAGTAACTAGCGGAACGGCAGTAGCTTCAGGCACAGCAGGATTCTTTCGTATAGTTAAATCTGACGGCACAACAGTAGTAATGGATGGCTCAGTAGGCACTTCAGGTGCTGATATGAACTTGAATACTACAACCGTTGCATCAGGTCAGACAGTCAGCATTACAGCAGGAACAATCATCCGAGCTAACAGTTAAGGTAAATCATGGCGCTAATTCTTAAAGATAGGGTGCAAGAGACAAGCACCACGACAGGCACTGGGACATTAACGCTTGCTGGCGCTGTTACGCAGTTTCAGACCTTTAGTTCAGCAGTCGGCAACGGCAACACAACCTATTACACTATTTATAATGCTGGTGGCTCAGATTGGGAAGTGGGTATTGGTACTGTAGGAGCAGGCACACTAGCTAGAACTACTATATTAGCCTCTAGCAATGCTGGTGCAGCCGTTAACTTTACAGGCACTTTATATGTGTTTGGTGATTACCCTGCTGGCAAGGCTGCATATTTAGATGCTAGTGGCGTAATCAATAACACTACATTTAATGCTACAACAAGCGTTATTACCCCTATTGTCCAAGCTACAAACTCAGGTGGTTTAGCTCTTAAAAACTCCGCAGGCACTACTCAAATTAGTATGGGCGCTGGTGGCGGTGATAATGCTTCAATTAATGTATCTACTAATTTAAACGGCACAAACGCACAAATAGATATTAGTCCTACTGGCACAGGTCATGTACACATTAATCCTACTGGCTCAGGCTCAATAGAAATTAATCCTACAAGTTTAGGCACTATCAACAATATGTCGCTTGGTGCTACAACGGCTGCTGCCGCCAAAGTTACTACATTAAATATTCAGTCTGGCTTAACTTTAGCTACTTTACCTGGCACAAGCGGTCAAGTATTAACCTCTGCTGGAACAGGCGCTGTACCAACTTGGACTACACCAACTACAGGCACAGTTACTTCTGTAGCTGCTACAGTACCTAGCTTTTTATCCGTAACAGGAAGCCCAATTACTTCTAGCGGTACATTAGCTATTAGTTTGTCAGGTACAGCCTTGCCAATAGCAAACGGTGGCACAGGCAAGACTTCTGCTCCTGCTGCAATGGCTAATTTAATGGGCTTTACTAGCACAGCAACTGCGGCTGGTACTACTGTATTAGATAACACAAGTAGTTATTACCAGTTATTCACTGGTTCAACTACGCAAACCATTACCCTGCCAGTTACTAGCACATTGCAAACTGGATGGACATTTCATATATGTAATAACTCAACTGGTGCATTAACCGTCAATTCATCAGGCGGTAATTTGTTAATTACTGTTATTGCTGGCACGACTGTAATGTGTACTTGTATTGGTACAACACTTACAACTGCCGCAGATTGGGAAGCTGGATATACAGACTTTAGTACGGCAACTGGTACAGGGGCAGTTGTTTTAGCCACAGCGCCATCACTTTCAAATTCAACTTTAACTGGCAATATTTCTGCAACAGGTTCGAGTTCAGCCACTATTTTACTTGGCACAGCCGTAACAACTGGCACTATAGATGTTGGTGGAACAGCTCAAACTGGCACAATAAGTATTGGTAGAAGTAGCTCATCACATACTTTAAATATTAGTAATGGCTCAATTTCAACAGGAAACACAAATGCCATTAACATCGGTACACAAGGTTCTACTGGCTCTACCACAAATATAACTATTGGTGGTGTTAATGGAACATCTACAACAACAATAAATGGAACTCTTGTCTTTACTGGCAGTTTATCTCCAAGTAGCATAAGCACTTCAGGCGCTATTACTTCAGGCGGTCTTTTAACTGCTAGTGCTGGATTAAGTGTTACTGGCGCTGGAACAATTAATAATTTAACCACTCAAGATGGTGCAAGCGGATTTACCATTAAAAATGTGGCAGACGCTACAAAAGTTGTTCAATTTGATGCTTCAACTTTAACTACTGGAACAACATATAGCTATCAATTTCCAACATTAAGCGGTTCTGCTTTGGCAACGGTTGGCAATTTATCACAAACTTTTTTAGGCGCAACAACATTTGCTCCAACTACTGCATCATCTCAAATAATTATTGGTAGTACAACAGGAACAGGAACTATTCAAATAGGTCGTTCTACTGCTGCACAAACAATAGCTATTGGAACAGGTGTAAATACTGCTTCTGTTAAAACAATTAACATTGGTACGGGCGGTACAGGCTCTACAACAGCAATTACTATTGGCTCATCTGCTGGTAGCACTACAACTACAACAGTAAATGGAAATTTAGTAGTAACTTCTTATACTGAAAGCGTAGTAGCTATTGGCACAGTTACAACTAGCAACACAATTGCTTTAACTAATGGTACAGTACAAACCGCTACATTAACAGCTTCTACAGCCTGCACTTTTACAATGCCAACAGCTACGGCTGGTAAATCATTTATTTTGTTATTAAAACAAGCGGCTACCACAGGTAACGGAACAGCTACATTTACTGGAGTTAAATGGGGTACTGCTGGCGCACCAACTATTACAGCTACTGCTGGTGCAATGGATATATTGACTTTTGTTGCTGATGGTACAAATTGGTATGGCTCTATTGCTCAAGGCTACACACCATAATGTTTTCATCATTTAATGCTTTTTTAACTGCTGGAGCTGGAGCTGCTCTTTACATGGATGCTTCCACAACAGGAGCAACAGTAAGCACTAGCGGTAATTATAAAATTGCTGTATTTAATGGCACAGGAGCATTTACTGTTACTAAAACAGGAACAGACCCTACAGAGGGTTCTTCTGTTGAATATTTAGTTGTTGCTGGTGGAGCTTCTGGTGGTACAGACAGCGTTTCTGGAGGTGGAGGTGGCGCTGGTGGAATGAAAACCAATACTGGACTATCTGTTACAGCAACAAATTATGTAGTAACAGTTGGTTCAGGAGGATCATCAGTTGTAAGTTCAATTGGAAATAATGGAAACCCATCATCAATTGGTTCTTTAGTTTCCTGTTCTGGAGGTGGTTATGGTGCAAATGCACGGGTTGCAGGTGGAAATGGTGCTTCTGGAGGTGGAGGTGGCGCTGGTGCAAATGGTGGAACAAGAATTGTTGGAGAAGGAAATATTGGTGGTATGGGAATAAGCAGCAAAGATACTGCTGGTGGCGGCGGAGGTGGCGCTGGTAGTCCTGGTACGCAAGCATACAATAGCGGATATGTTGGTGGCGATGGAGGAAACGGATTAACATCTTCTATTACTGGAACTTCTACTTATTATGCTGGTGGTGGTGGAGGATCTGGCTATACTGGCACGGGTGCTGGAGGGCTAGGCGGTGGTGGAAATGGAAATCCATATAGTCCAACTAGCGGAGCAGCAAATAAAGGTGCTGGCGGTGGTGCAACAAGAAATAGTAATTCTAGTGGATCTGGTGGATCTGGTATTGTCGTAATTAAATGGAGATTCCAATAATGGCTCATTTTGCAGAATTGGACTCAAACAATATTGTTTTAAGAGTCCTTGCTTTAGATAATTCTTTGATGGAAAATGACCAAAATCAGCGTATAGAACAACTTGGTATAGATTTTCTAAAAAGTTTGTATGGAACAAATACTATTTGGAAACAAACAAGTTATAACACTATGGCTGGGTTATATTATGACCCAAACATTGAACCTATACAAGATCAAATAAGACCAGCAGCACAAGACCAATCAAAAGCATTTAGAAAAAACTATGCAGGAATAGGTTATATTTACGATAAAAGTCGTGATGCTTTTATTAATCAAAAACCAATTGTTGCAGAAAAAGATGAGCAATATCTTACTTTTAATGAATTTGCTTGTTTATGGATATATGCGCCACCAATACCAGTTATTGAGGTAACCCGTGTCTAATCCAACTACAGACCTAAAAATTGTAGACAATGTATTTGTAAAGCTACATCATTTTTTAAACATAGGCGATACCCACGAAGGTCACGCCCATGCGTTTGACCACATTACTTTATTGGCTGCTGGTTCGGTAAATATGGTGCATGACAACGGACAAGCAGAGTTTAAAGCCCCACATCTTATTGTTACACCTAAAGGTATTAAGCACCAATTCACAGCGTTAGAACCTAACACCGTATTTTGTTGTATCCATGCTATTAGAGAAAAAGACGAAATAGATGGTATTGCAAACCCAAATATTACCATTGAACAAGCATGGGAATTGCTTGGTATTGTCCCATTAACTAAGGACTAATATGTTAGGTTTTACCCCGTTCTCGACTAATCCTATATCGGATATACAACTTCCTGCAATTACAGGAACGATTAATGTAACCGATAGTAACGATACTGCCACCCTTACAGGTACGGTAGCTAATCCTATTGTTACAGGGACTATATCGGCAACGGACACTAATGACACAGCCAATATTACAGGCTCTGTTAATGCTCCTACCCCTACAAATCTAGGTGGTGATGACGGCTTTACCAAGAAAGAATACAAGCGTTATAAAGCCCTGCAAGCTGCAAAACAAAAAGCTGAACAAGACAAACTAGATGCTTTAAAAAAGGTCAAGGCTGATCGTAAAGCTGGCATTAAAGAATTGGTTGATCCAACACCAAAACGCAAGAAAAATAAAGTACAATCCAATCAAGAAGTTAGCGCTGATATACCGTCAGACTTAACAAAATTTGACAATATCATCGCTAATCTTGTTAAACAAGAACAAGAACTTTTGCAAGGCGTAATGCTCAGACAGCAGCTAGTTCAGATACAAACTGAAATGGCCATATATGAAGCAAAACGCTTAGCAGAATTAGACGATGAGGAAGCATTATTACTACTACTTTAAATCCACACCAACAATACAAATTAGCTTACGAACATCTCCATGCTGGCAGACTAGAGCAAGGATTTAGATTATTTGAATATCGTTGGCATCCTGATGTAATGGCTAATCAAGCTCAACCGTACACTCAGCCATTAAAAATGCCTGTTTGGAGAGGTGAAAGCCTGTTAGGGAAAACCATTACTGTTCTTGCAGAGCAAGGCTTTGGTGACATTATTCAATATGCTCGATTCCTGCCTTTTTTAAAGGTCATGGGTGCTAAATCTGTAGTGTTATTGCAAAACGGGTCATTACATCATTTATTTGGGCAAATGGACTGCGTTGATGTCTTTAGTAATATGCCGCAAGAAGGAATAGCTACTGAATCAGACTACTGGATTGGCATAATTTCCCTACCTTATTACATTAGCCTAGCTCCAGCATATGCAAGGGCATTATTTCCCATGACAAGTAAGAAGATTGTGGGTTCAGAAGGCTATTTAGACGCTATTCCTAGCAATATTCCTAAGAAATTAGCTGTAAATTGGTCTACTTCTAAGGGCATTTTGCATTATGTACGCACAATGCGACCTGAAGCTATGCTTGAATTAGTAGGAACTGATGCTTATTCATTCAATCCCCAAGAAGATAGGTTTTGGTCGCCTTTACCTAACGATGGTTGGAAAGAAGATTGGAGCAAGACTGCAAGCCACCTAAAGGCTTGTAAGGGACTTGTAACAGTCGACACAGGCATAGCCCACTTAGCTGGTGCTTTGGGTGTCAAAACCATTTGTATCATGCCTAAAAAAGAATTTAAATGCTGGCGCTGGAAACATGGCACTTGGTACGATTCAGTAGTGACAGTTGAAGAAGAAGAATTGGACAAAATACCTGAAATCATAAGGAGAATGTAATGCTTTGCCCTAAATGCGGATATTCCGAAGGAAATCATGTTGAACTTAAACAAACTGAAGAAGAATTCTTCCTAGAATGGTGGACACCTACTATTGGTTTAGAAGCCGCCAAAGCTTCTTGGCAAGACAAAATAGCCATGAAGTCTAGAGAAGTCCCAATGGTAATGCCAGACATTCCAGGACATATCTCTATGGCTGACGGTACATGGGTTTCTAGCCGTTCTAAGCACCGTGAGAACCTAAAGCGTAACAACTGCGTAGAAATAGGCAATGAAGTGCCTACTCAGCAAAAAACCATTGAATTTAGCCGCAAAGAACAAGAAGCCCGTAAACGGCAAATTGCTGAAATTACTTACTCCAAACTTAACTACCGATAGGAAAAACCATGTCAGATGACCGCAGAGAATTACTTGAAGCAGCCCTTGAACAAGCCGAAGATGGCACACTTGAAACCCCTGTAGAAAAGGAAATTGAAGAAAATGACGATCCAATCCAAGCCGAAAACGCCAGCCAAGAAGAAGCCAGCACTCAAGAAAGCAACGACCGTGACGAAAAAGGCCGTTTCAAGGCCCAAGAAACTAGCACCGATCAAGATAGTGCTGAAGAACCTGACTTGGTGGGACAAGCTAGTGATGTTCCTGACCAAGAAATAAAGCAGCCTACTACTTGGAAAAAAGAATATGTAGAGGTTTGGAACAAGATGAAAGAGGGTAAACCCTTAAATGACGCAGAATTTGCCAAGTTTGCTGAATACGCCAATCAGCGTGAATCAGAATACAAAAAGGGTGTTTCTGCCTATAAAGCAGAAGCGGATAATGCAAGACAATTAACCGAAGCTATTGGCCCTTTCATTCCTGAACTACAAACACAGGGAATTCACCCAGTAGCTTGGATTAATAATCTTGGTCGGGCGCATATGATTTTGACCAAAGCACCGTATGACCAAAAAGTACAGATGTTTCATAGACTTGCACAGGATTATGGAATACAATTAAACCAAGATAGTCTACAAGCACCTCAACAGGCGTATGTAGACCCGTATCAACAACAGTTAATGCAACAACTTCAAGCTACCCAGCAACAAGTTCAGCAACTGTCAGCGATTCGGGATCAAGAAGAAAATGCTCGATTGACCTCAGAAATCAATCGGGTAAGCAGTAACAAGGAGCGGTTTCCGCACTTTGAGATGGTAAGGGAAGATATGGCTCAATTACTTGAGCGAGGTTTAGCCCAAGACCTAGAATCGGCTTATGCCAAAGCGGTGCGTATGAATGACGAAGCGTACAAGCTAGAACAGGACAAACTCCTGAAATCGGCAAATACACAAGCGTCTAAGGCACAGCAAGTAGCAAAAGCCAAAGCAACTGCTGTTAGTCCACGATCAGCTACTCCTAGCGGTCAAGTGTCTAAGACAGATGCAAAGGATAGACGCTCTCTGTTAATGGCTAATTTAGCCGATGCAGAAGGCGGCAGGGTTTAACTTAACTAAAAAGGAAATATCATGGCATTCGCAAATAGCGCAATCACCGATATTATCGCTACCACCATTCAAAGTCGTAGCGGAGTATTGGCAGATAACTTAACTCAAAACAACGCAATCCTACAAAGATTGAACTCCAAAGGTAATGTACGCCCGTTTTCAGGCGGTAATGTTATTTTGGAAGAAATCATGTACAACGATCCAAATACTAACAACGCTAATTCATACAGCGGTTACGAAGTATTGAACATCACCCCTGATAGCCCTATCTCTGCGGCTCAGTTCAGCATTACTCAGTATGCTGATTCTGTAACAATGAGTGGTCTAGAAATGTTGCAAAATAGCTCTAAAGAAGCAATCATTGACCTATTAGATGGTCGTATGCAAGTTTCCGAAGCTCGTTTGCTAAACCGTATTTCTACCGACCTTTATGGTGACGGTACAGGTAACGGTGGTAAAAACATTACTGGTTTGGCTGCTGCAATTAGCACTTCACCTTCAAGCGGTACTTACGGTGGTATTAACCGTGCAAACTGGGAATTTTGGCGTAACCAAGCAACAACTGGTGCTGATTCTTCTGCATTGATCCAAGCTGCAATGACAACGGCCGCTATCAAATCTGTTCGTGGAACTGATAAGACTGACCTCATTATTGCTGGTAATACTTTGTATCAGCGTTATGTAGCTTCATTGCAAGCTATTCAGCGTATTGCTGGTGTAGAAGAAGGCGCAGCTGGTTTTGCTTCATTGAAGTTCTACGGTGGCGGTATGTCTGCTGATGTGGTACTAGGTGGTGGTATTGGTGCACAAGAAAACGCATTGTATATGTACTTCTTGAACACTAATTACATCTTCTTCCGCCCACACAAAGAGCGTAATTTCGTTCCTATCGGTGGCGAGCGTCAGTCCATTAACCAAGACGCAATCGTGAAGTTATACGGTTGGGCTGGTAATTTGACAACTTCAAATGCTCAATTACAAGGCGTGTTGACAGGTTCTTAATCGAATCTATTAACTCAACTTAACTTATAGAAAAGGAATTATCATGGCATATTCAACCCTACCCATCGCAGGTGTAGACCTTGTAGATACACAAACCGCAACAGAATTAGCGGCTCAAGGCACTCCTGCTCAGTTTGGCCCATTAGGTGCTCAGACTTTTGGTAACGATGGTTTGCGTTATGTATGGGCAGTAGCAGGTGCGGCTATTACAGCCGCAACAACTACTTGTTCAGTAAACGCTTCAACTTTTGTTGCAACTGGTTCTGCTGGCACTTACTTATCACCAGCAGTCGCAATGGCTTCAGGCGACTATGGTTGGTTTAGCAAGGCTAGTGTTTAATAGTAAAATGTAGTAAAAACAGGGGGTTGGCTCACAAGGCTGACCCCTTTTTTTCTTTAACTTTACCTAACTACTTAGGAGATTTAAAAATGGCTTTACCTTCAGACGAAAACAATGCAGATTCACGCTTACAAGTACGCTTTTACAAAAAACCCGTACACCAAGAGCAAGAATCAATGGATGCAGGCAGACCAATATACAAAGAGTTTGATTTTGTACATATTTGCGTAGCTGGCGACACTTTAACCGAAATTGACACTTATGCGTTGCAAAATCATAAGCAGCGTTTTCCTATTCAATGGGCTAATTACATGAATAGACAGGGAGCGCACGATGAGGAAGTGGTTGGCACACCTGTGTCAGAATGGCCTTTAGTATCAAAAAGCCAGGCTGAAGAACTACGGGCAATGAAGTTTTTTACCGTAGAATCTATTGCAAGTGCATCCGATCAGCAGTTACAGCGCATGGGAATGGCGGCAGGAATGTCCCCTTATGCGTTCCGAGATAAAGCAAAGGCATTTTTAAATCTAGCAACAACTTCAGCAGAAACAGATAAGCGTGAAAGTGAAATCAACAGCTTAAAAGAAGAACTTGCCAAAAAGGAGCAAGAAACTGCTAAAATAAAGGCTGAAACAGATGCGAAGCTCGCCCAAATGCAGGATCAAATGGCAGCTATACTTGCCGCTGTCGGTGAAAAGAAACCCCGTAAATCTAAAACGGTAGCCACAGAGGAAGCTTAATATGTCATCAACGATGCTCCAATTAGTAAATCAAGTTCAATCTGAGCTTAATTTAGCTATTACCCCCAATGTGGCAGGAAATCCTAGCCAGGATACGCAACAAATTTTGGCTTTGATGAACCGTGCTGGCTATGACCTTGTTAAAGAACATAATTGGCAAGCATTGGAGTTGGAGTATCGTTTTTACACTACAGCTATAACTACAACTTGCGATACCATTGCCAATACCTATACCTTACGAAATGTTGCCAATACTACAGGTTTAGATAGCAACTATTCAATCGTTGGCACAGCTATTCCGCAGGATACCTATGTCAATTCAGTTTCAGGATCAACCGTAACGGCATCTCAATTAGCATCTTCTACAAGCGTTGGCGGCTCTGTAACATTTAGTAGAACAATATATCCGTTACCTGATGATTACGAAACTGTTACAGATAATACCCATTGGGATAAGACAAAACATTGGCAAATGCTTGGCCCAGTCGATGCACAGCAATGGCAATGGCTTAAATCAGGCTATATTTCAACAGGCCCTAGGGTTCGGTGGCGTATTCTTGGCAATGAGTTTCAAATTTGGCCACCATATAACACCCAAGAATATTTAGGTTTTGAATATCGATCTAAGGGTTGGGTCAGAAGTGCAAATAATCAAGTAAAGAACAGCTTTACAAATGATGACGATACTTCCGTGTTGGATGACACTATTATTGTTTTGGCAACAAAGCTTAAATACTTCCAAATTAAGTCATTTGATACAACCGCATTAAGCCAAGATTATCAGCGTTATTTAAGCATTGCCAAAGCTAACGATAAGGGTTCTGCTACCCTGTCATTTGCTCCGCAACCTAGCGCAGTCTTGATTGGCTGGGCAAATATTCCTGATACTGGTTATGGGTCTTAATCATGGCAGTACAAGCTAGAACGGCTTTAACTGCATCATTACCATCGCCTATTGGCGGTTGGAATGCTAGGGATTCTGTCGCACAAATGCCGCCTACAGATGCGGTAAGTTTAACCAATTTATACCCTACTCCTACTGATGTTCAGTTAAGAAAAGGGTATTCTAAAAAGTCTATTGGCATTACAGGCAAAGTCAATACATTGATGAACTATGCTGGCGCAAACACTCAAAAGCTGTTTGCTTCTGCTGGTACAGCCATTTACAACTGCGATACCACTACAGCTACCAATGTTTTTACAGTTAGCAATGACAAGTTTCAGTATGTCAATATAACCAACTCTGGCGGTAATTTTTTAGTAGCTTGTAACGGTACAGACCCTACCTTGATCTACAACGGCACTAACTGGATCAAGATGGCTACGACTACAACAGCCTCTGCAATTACTTCTATTACCCGTGTTGGAACGCTTGCCACAATGACAACCAGCACCCCTCATGGGTTAGTCACAGGCAATCAAATAACCATCTCTGGCAACCTTCCTACGGCTTTTAACGGCACTTATATTGTTACAGTAACAGGCGCAAGCACCCTCACCTATGTAATGGCTACTACCCCTGCTACTGATGCCTTAACTATTGGTAGCTATTTAATTACTTTTGGCGTAACTGGCGTAAATTCCAACACATTTATCAATGTAAACCTATTTAAAAACCGCTTATATTTCACAGAAAAAAATACTTTAAAAGTATGGTATTTACCTGTTAATGCGTTGGGCGGTGCAGCTTCCCCATTAGATTTTGGTGGTATTGCTCGCAATGGTGGTTTTTTGCAAGGCATGGCTACTTGGACTATTGACGCTGGACAAGGCGTAGACGATTATGCAGTCTTTGTCACCAATATGGGTGAAACTATTGTCTATAACGGCACAGACCCATCAAATGCTGACACATGGGCTTTAAAAGGCGTATGGCAATTAGGTTATATATTTAGCAGAAGATGCTTTTATAAATGGGCTGGCGATGTTTTATTGCTTACCCAAGATGGTTTAGTGCCTTTAGCTTCTGCGCTGCAATCTAGCCGTTTAGACCCTAGAATTAACCTTACCGATAAGATTTTCTTTGCAATTTCTCAAGCAGCAGATGCTTATTCAAATGAATTTGGCTGGCAAGTCATTTACTATGCCAAGCCTAATATGCTGATTATTAACATTCCTGACACTTCAGGCGCTCAGCAGTATGTAATGCACACAATCAGTAAGGCTTGGTGCAACTTTACAGGCATCAATACCACTTGTTTTGAACTACACAATGACGATATTTACTTTGGTGGCAATGGCTTTGTAGGTAAGTTTTTTGATACTAACGCTGATGATAGCGCACAAATATCGGCTACTTGCCAACAAGCATATAGCTATTTTGAGAATCCAGGTCAACAAAAGCGTTTTACTATGGTTCGCCCTACATTTTTAGTGGATGTAGGATCGCCTGGTATTTATGCTGGTATTAATACTGACTTTCAAACCCAAAATAACCTTGGAAAAGTCACTTTTGTGCAAACCCCAACCACTACAGCAGTTTGGGGAACAGCCAAATGGGATCAAGATGTATTTGCTGGAAATCTAGTCATTTCTCGCCAATGGCAAGGGGTTACAGGGCTAGGATATGCTGGCGGCATTAACTTAAATATGGTTTCTGCTGGCATTGATGTGCATTGGGTATCTACAGATTATGTTATGGAAAGAGGTTCTGTAATTTAATGAGGAAAGTTACTACCGAAAATCAGCAATATATGGGTGATTGGCTAGTAAGAATGATGAATTACCCTTTACCTGAAGAAACGGTATGTATAGGTCAAGAAATAGACGGTAATTTAGTAGCAGTAGTGGGTTATTGCAGTTTTATGCCAAAAGCGGTGCAAATGCACATTGCTGCGGTAGATGAAGTAAATTGGATGAATCGAGATTTATTGTGGGCGACTTTTGACTATCCCTTTAATAAACTAGGAGTTAGCGTTATACTAGGTCAAGTTTGTGCAGATAATGAATCTGCCCTAAAACTAAACCGACACCTTGGTTTTAAAGTAATAGCTGAAATTCCTGATGCTCACATGGATGGTGATTTAGTGATTATGGCTATGAGGCGTGAAGATTGTCGATTTCTCGACATCAAATGCCCTTTAAGAACAGCAAGAGGAGAATGACATGGGTGGTGGTGGATTTTTAGGATTAGGGCCTGCGCCAAGTGCGCCTGCTGCGCCTGATTATGCGGCTGCGGCAAAAGAAACAGCAGCAGGAAATTTAGCCGCTGCTCAAGCTGCTGCCGCTGCCAATCGTGTAAACCAAGTAACTCCTTACGGCAACTTAAATTACACACAAACCAAAGATGCAGACGGCAATCCTGTTTGGACTGCTACTACAGCACTTAGCGATGTTGGACAGCAACTTTTAAATAATCAAAATCGGTCTGCTTTAGGTTTAGGCGCTACTACAAATGCTGCATTGCAAGATGTGCAAAACACAATGGGTAAACCATTTAACCCTAATCTGCCAGCATTGCAATCCAACCTTGCAACACCTACTTACAATCAAGTAGGTCAAGGGCCACAATTTAGCCAAATGGGTAGTAACCCTCAATTACAGACTAAGGTTGGCGGTACTGGCATGGAAGGCTGGGATGCTGCAACTGCATTAATTAATCAGCGTTTACAGCCACAGATTCAACAAAGTGAAGAACGATTACAAGCCCAATTAGCCAATCAAGGTATTGTGCCTGGCACAGAAGCTTATAACCGTGCCATGACGCAACAAGGTCAAAGAACTAATGATTTACTTACACAAGCACAGCTACAGGGTGCAAATGTACAAAATCAAATGTTTAATCAAAATGTGGCTGCTGGTCAATTTGGTAATCAAGCTTTAAATCAAATGAACGCAAACCAATTGGCTAACCTTGGTTTTAACAACGCTACAAACCAACAAGGGTTTGCAAACCAATTAGCTGGCACACAAATGAATAATGCTGCGTTAGCACAAGGTTTTGCTAATCAAGCTACAAATGCTGGCATAACTAATGCTGCAAATCAGCAAGCTTATAACCAGGCTATGACTAATTACAATATGCCGCTTAATACATTAAGTGCATTGCGTACTGGCGCACAAGTTCAAAATCCATCGTTTGTTAATGTACCGCAACAAGCTACAACAAGCGGTGCTGATATATTGGGCGCTACTCAAATGGGCTATAACGCACAAATGGGCGACTTTAATGCTAAACAAGCAGCTCAACAAAATTTAAATAGCGGAATATTTCAACTTGGCGGTTCTGCAATTATGGCTTCTGACATTCGCATGAAAGAAAACATTGAGCCAATTGGTGTTGCTAAAAATGGTTTAACTATTTACAAATATGAATACAAGCCTGAATTTAAAGATCATGAATTAGCTGGTCATGGCGTTCATTATGGATATATGGCGCAGGAAGTTGAGCAAGTATTCCCGTATGCAGTTCGTACATTAAATGACGGCTACAAAGTTGTTAATTATGGAGTGTTAAATGGATAACAATTACTACACTAATGTAAACCCTTATATGCAGTCAATAAATCCTCAAGAACAGCAAGGGTTGATGCCTGTTTTTCAAAATATTGCATCACAGCAAGCAGCACAAAATGCGGCAATGCAGCAAGGTCAAGCACTAACTCAAGCCGCTGGACAAACAAATCAAGGCGGTGGAAGTAATCCAATGGCTATGGCAGCAATGTTGCGTAAAAAAGACCCAAACAAGCCTGCGTCTGTGACAGATTACAGCCAACCTATGCCAAACATGGATTTAGCATACGATCAGGCAGGATTTTAATATGGCAAATGAATATAACTTAGGTCAACTTGGCACTTTATCTCCTGAAGATTATGCCCAGCAACAACAATTAAATCGTCAACAACAAATGGCGCAATTGTTGCTGCAACAAGGTGTGCAACAGCCACAAGGACAGATGGTAAGCGGTCGTTATGTACCTACATCATTTTTTCAAAACTTAGTCCCTTTAGCTAATTTAGCTGCATCTCAATATATTGGGAATAAAGCTGATACAGAAGCCGCTAAATTAGCTGAAAGAATCCGTCAAGGAAGAGCTACGGCTGAAGAAAAGATTACTAATTTAACGCTTGGCACTCCTGATGTTGCTACTGAATTGGCTGGCCCTTACGCTGGCAAAGTTCCAATGCCTGTTGCAGTTAAAGAAGGAACTAAGCCCGATCTAGCAGCCGCTTTAAAAGCAATTAATGATCCTTATTCTTATGGTGCAGGCAAAGAATTAAAGCCTTTGATTTATAAGCAATTAATGCCTGAGCCTACGCCTGAAGAAAAACGCTACAGAGCTGCTATTGCTGATGGTAGCTTCAAAGGTGGTTTCAATGCCTTCTTGAATCAAATGAGCGAAAAAGATAAAGCTAGTATTGCTATTGATAGAGCTAGATTAGGTATTGCACAGCAAGAGTTGGCATTTAATACAGGCATGGGAATGGGTGGCGGTCAAGGCGGTGGCG